ACAGTTTAGAGATTTTACTGATGGTGCAACTCACTATCATGCAGACTATGTTGCTCCTGAATGGAGACATACTAAAACTAAAACTACTCAGGTAGGTGAACATATTTTTTATCGTTGGGAGAAATAATGGAATTTATGACTACGGCGAAGTTTTCTCGTATGATCGAGAAATACGCAAACGAACTTAATGTACCTGTGATGGATGCTATAGTTCATTATTGTTACAAAAATGAAGTTGAGATTGAATCTGCTGCTAAGATGTGTAACAGCAAACTCAAAAAACAAATCTATGCAGAAGCCTATCAGATAAGTATGGTTAAAGGTGATGAAGAGATAAAGTTGAAATACGGATATGTTGAAGCTAACACAGTCAGCTAAAGAGTATATGCAAAAGCTCGTTAAGGATAATGACAGTAGGTATGTTGTACTTGCTGTCAAGGGTGGTGGCTGCTCTGGTTTTCAATATGATTGGAGTCTATCTCATATTAGAGGCTTTGGTGTTTGTATTGAAGATATATTATGTGTAGATGATATGGCAGAGATGTTTGTGGCTGGATGTACTGTTGACTATGTATCAGAGTTGGGGGGATCATATCTTAAAGTGATTAACCCTAATGCAACAGCGTCTTGTGGTTGTGGTGAGAGTTTTGCAGTTTGAATATTTACCAAGGATATAATGCGTACGTGACTTATCTGGCTGTCCGCCAACACTTTACATCTGACTATGATTACTTTAAGTACAATGGTAAAGTAAAAGCTAACCAGGATAGTTTTCTTAAACGACGAGATAAGTTCTTCTTTGCAAAGATAGACAAGAAATATGATAAAAAAGAATTATTATATTTTTTCGTTTCTAACTTTGTAGACCACGAAGATGTGTGGTCTGGAAATCTCGTGTCTGATAAATCCGAGCATATATTCAATGAATGGAAGAAGAGAATACAATCACTTGCTTACAACTTCAAGGAGCAATGTGATACATTATTTGATGAACAGTTTGATGAAGTGTTTGAAGTACAAGAGTACTCACATCCACTTCTGCTAAGAAAGTTTATGCAACGTGAAGTGCAACCAGAGACTATGGTTATCTTAGATGACGTACTTGGTTACATAAAGCGTTGGGATAAAGATATCGATGAGGAGATTATATGGCCTAAGATAAAACAACAGATAGTAAATTATAAACCGTTCATGTCTTACGATAAAGACAGGTACAAAAATATTTTGAAAAAAGTTGTGTTATCCCGTTGATTTATATATCCGAATTACTATATAATAGTATATTATGAATACTGTGGATACGACAAATATTTCAAACACATCTAATACGGAGAATACAAATGAATACTTCATTCGCAGACCTTAAGCGTTCACGCAAATCTAACCTTGATAGTCTAATCAAGGAAACTCAGAAAATCAATCAACCTACAAACGAAGCTGGTGGTGCAGACACTCGGTTCTGGAAACCTGATGTCGACAAGGCTGGTAATGGCTATGCTGTTATCCGTTTCCTTCCAGCTCCACAAGGTGAAGACTTGCCTTGGATTCGTTACTGGCATCATGGCTTCCAAGGTCCAGCTGGCCAGTGGTATATTGAGAACTCACTAACTACTCTTGGTAAGAAAGATCCATTGACAGAGTATAACAACATGCTCTGGAATCGTGGAGACCAAACTGGTAAAGACCAAGCACGTAAACAGAAACGTACTCTTACCTACATTGCAAACATTTACGTTGTTAAAGATCCATCACACCCAGAGAACGAAGGAAAAGTATTCCTTTACAAGTTTGGTAAAAAGATCTTTGATAAACTTAACGAGGCTATGAATCCTCAGTTTGAAGATGAAGAACCAGTAAACCCATTCGACATGTGGGAAGGTGCTAATCTTAAATTGAAGATTCGTAACGTGGAGGGCTATCGTAACTACGATAAGTCAGAATTTGACTCAGCTGGCCCGCTGTTAGATGATGACGACAATCTTGAAGCTATTTGGAAAACTCAGTTTTCACTTAATGAGTTTGTAGATCCAAAGAACTTCAAGTCGTATGATGAGCTCAAGGCTCGCTTAGATCAGGTTCTTGGATTAGATGGTGTGGCTCCTAAACCATCTACCACTGCTGCAGATGAAGACGACGAAGTGGCTCTCAGTCGTCCTCAACGAACAGCACCTGCACCTAAGCAGCCTATAGCGGCTGATGATGACGACGATCTGTCGTTTTTTGAGAAACTAGCAGAAGACGACTAAACCTTTCTCCTTTACTAGTTACTCCACCTGGGGCTGCTCACGCAGCCCCTTTTTTTATCCATAACTAAAGTTACTGGATCCCATTTGATTGAGTGACTCATCTTTTGCCTTTGGCGATGACATTGGAGCACTCGAGTTTGTTGTATTGTTTACAATATTGGTTGAGTTATCTGTATTGTTGCCAGCTATTACAGTTCCACTCTGATCTCCACCATATGCATCTGTAATCTCATCATTTGCTTCTTGCATATAAGCTCCAGTGTTTGGAGCAGACATAGCAAGATCTATTTGACCTTGTGTTTCTTCTTCAAGTGTTCCCATTCTTGTAGCTACACGTGGCAAACCTAAATCAATCTTATCTGTCATCTGATCTAGTCTAGCTGCATAGTCTTCATCAGACTCAAAAAATCCTTGCTTTTCAAAAAATCCTAACTGTTGTTCTTTTTCATTCTTATTTACAGCGTCTATGATTTGTGTTGGAGTAGCACCTTCATCAGACAGCTGTCTAGCTAAAGTATATGAACTTCTTGAAACTTCAAATTCTCTTTTCCCAACTGTAAGAGTTGCTTTACCAGTCTGATCATCAAACTCACCAAAGATCTTATTGTTGGTATAGTTGTATTTGTCACCTAAACCACCACCGATACCTGCACCACCAGTTTCAGATGTAATTGATCTCCGTACTGTAAATGATGTACCACCAACAGCTTGAATGTTAGAATTTTGTGACCTAAAATCTTCAGCCATAACGGCTCCGCCAGGACCTGAGACTGTAAGATCTCTAGAAGATTGTTCCGTTCCAATCCTGTCAACTTGCTTACCAGATCTGTTGTATGCAAACTCTTCTCTTGATCCTAAATACTCGTCAGCTTCTTCTTCACTAAGTAGTTTACCAAAAAACCCACTACCTTCCATGAGATCTTTTTTCTTTTCATCATATTGTAAATTAAACTTTTCTTTTTCTTCAGCTGTTAGATCTTCAGCAGATGGTCTGAAAGGATAGAATGGACCAACATCATATTCACCTAAAAGTGGAATCTTTATAGTAGTTTTAGGTATACCAATCTCTGCAAAGTTATCAACTAAGTAAGATGATATATTATCAAGTATACTACTAAAAGAGAATTCTTCAAATGCTTTGCTTATAGCTTGTATCTTTTCTGCAAGAAAGTCAACAGCTGTTTTCAGTGGTGAGTTTTCATATAGATCTGTAAAGAATGCTGTAGTGGAATCTATTGCATCTGATAACATTTGTGATACCATAGCCCATTTTTCAGTCACCCATTGACCTATGGGTTCAAATATTTTACCCATATATTCTGCTGCTTCAGAAAACTTTGTTGAAAGAAAACTTATAGCTTTATCTACGTCATCAAAAGCGGCTTGAAAAACATCATCACCAAAAAGAAAACCTAATGCACCGCCTGCTACACCACCAACACCAGCACCTAATGCAGCTCCTAAAGGACCTAATACCGAACCTGCAAGTGCACCTAGTTTTGCACCGCCAATAGCACCAGCACCAGCAGTAGCTAACTGGCCACCAATACCAACACCAGCGCGAGCTCTTTCCTTTGTTGATTTATCTTCATCAAATAAATCAAGTGAGTTATTATAGATGTCAATAATACCACCACCAATAAGAGGTGTTGCAGCTATGAGAGCTCCGCTTACCACTTTACCAATAATACCTGACTTACCAGATGCATCTGCAGCAGCTGCCCCAAGATCCATTGTCTTTTCTATATCACCAAAACGTCCAGTATAATCTTCACCACGAGATGCCCTTGCTTCTATTCTTGCTTCAGCTTCTTTAAATTTTTCAATCTGCTTTGCACGATCAACCATCTTCTGTTCTTTTTTGGTGAGAAAGTTTCCTTCTTCTTGTAACTTTATAAGATCGGCAAGTGCACCAGTAACATTTGATGTATTATCGTTTACTGCATCAGTAAGATCTTCT